TGTCTTATTCTGGGCAAAGAACCATTCATTATCCTCAAACTCAGGCAACTCTATTTTCTCAAATATTTCAAAGTGATGTGGGACTCTTTCCCTCCTCTCGTACTTTAAAATGGGCATGCCATCCTCAAAACTACAATCCATCTCCGTCAGCATACAGTCTATATACTTCATAAACATAGGCTTGTCATACCTGTAGAATCTATATTCATCTATATTGCTCCCAAAAGACAAGTAAAGCTGAGGCATACTGTCAACGAAACCACCTAGAGCTGGAGGCAGACTATGCCAGTTTACTCTGTAGAAATTTCTATACATATTGGACATTATTATCTGAACATAATAAGCCATTGTTATACTACCTCCGTTGGTCAGAAGCTCAATACTCTTCGATATGATTGTTTTGAAATCGACACTAAGGCCTTTGCCACTAGGTATGAAGCTGATGTTTTGAACAAATTTAGATATAAGAGGCAGAAACTGATTATTGATGTATAATATGCTTAAAAATTCCATGTACATTTCAGAAGTCACACATTTTTTAGCCGACATTAGGTGATTTATTAGCTTTGATATTTGCTCATGTTTGCTCAGAACAAAAGGAACGTATTGCTTATCTGAAAGAAGGCATCTGCCGCAACTGTCATCAGAATGCCCAACAAAATCGAGAACACACACTACACCGTTCATTCCTAGAGTCTTCTCTACTATGTATTTGGTCAGATATTGACCACCGACATGCATCAATGAGGACAAATAATTGAATATGCCCATCACAAAGCTATAATTCATTTCAAAATAAGCCGAATCTTTTTCATTGTCATATTTGAAATACTTTCTATATTTCTCATTTTGAGGATTGCTTAAGAAAACATCTACTATCTTCTTCCTGCTATGGATCTGTTTCTTTTCATGCCTCAAGAAATAATTTACGACTGATTTCACAAAGTCATCAGGCAAAACATCAGACATACCCATTATCATATATATGTACTTTTCAGGACTGCTTCTAGGAGCCCACTTTCTACAATCCATTGTCATAAACGTAACCTCGTATTTCCCCTTCTTCTCGAACAATTTGTGGTGTATTATTCCTGCTCTCTTCGATGATGGTATTGATATTAATTCTTCAGGGAAAAATGTACAAATGAAACCGAACATTTTCTCAATAGGAAATTGGTACAACTTTGTATCAAAATCCATGACAAATATTTCTCTAGGACCCGATCTCTGTATCTTATCAACAACATGGAAAATGCAGTATTCAAGCTTTTTATCTGTCTGTTCTGAGAAGAAATCTCTGTTTAATTTCTCTACCTTTCTGGCAACCTCTTTATGGTCATCACTGGATAACACAATGTCTATCAACTCTTGTAGTTTTCCTTCCTCTTGAAGTATTTTCTTGTAAACAATGTAATAACCTTTTTTCCCAAAAAAGTCATGTGGGTTTGTCCTATCCCTTAGTCCCCTATTGTTGGCCATATTATCTATGGGATCAGACATCAATTTGCTCCAATTGAGAGATATGGTGTGCATTACTTTTTTATGCTTTATCTTTGACGAGAGTATTTTGCCGACTGCATAACAGGTTTCTTTGTTGTATGAAAAGTCATTGTCATCTGCATCTTCGTCCCACTTCACTTCATGGATTATCTTTTCTTTCATCTTTTCATGGCTGTCGTGTGTTTCCATTATATTTTTCAGATTTGATGCTTGTTCTAAACTCTGGTCAACCGGTGCTTTAGTCATCATGTAGGTTGAATAAATCATAAAAGTAAAGGCATCAACATTGGCAACTTTAAATCCAGTCATAGGATTCCTCATATTAACAAGATCGAAAGC